CAATTATTCACATAAAAGTCGTAATGGTCGCTTATTTCGTTTCTATTAATTTTCATAGTGTTACCCCTTAGTTGAAATAATGGCCGTAATACTCTGAGAATGAATAACTCAAATCGCGACCGTAAGCGTCATAATCGAAATATCCTTGTATTTCTTCCGGTATATTGAGAGTGCAATCAGCAAAGCATTCGCCTAGCTCGCGGTTTGATTCGTAATATCCGAAATAATGATCCTCGATTTGATCTAAGTGAAATCCAAGCGCAACACCTGCATAAAATACTTCAGCGTCTAAATCTGAATTGTCGATTGCCTCCATAAGATCAAAAAACGATGCATCTATAGAGTATTCGCCAACAAAATCGGAGGGTACATCTTCGTAATCGCAGACAATCCACTCCTCGCGGAGTTCGCCATCATTTAAGCGCGCAGTGATAGAGGTTAACCATTCGCTGATTGCTGTTAGATGTTCGGAATGCGTAACATTATCAAGCTCGAATGTTTTTGTGATACATGAGCCACCAACGTAATCGCTCAAAGAATGGTATGTAATATTGCTCATTTGTTGCCCCTTATATATTTTTGGAAAAGATAGATCAGCGAATTAATGGCCGCTGATCCGATGAATGCAAAAAGCATTGCAATTGATAAAGCCTCGAAGCCTTCCATTATTTGGCACCCCACATTTGTTGCCATCTATCGCGCTGATCTTTTTGCGCTTGCTTTATCTCTATAGATGTTACTGGCGGTAAATTGTCACTAACAAAACGTGAATGCCTAATGACATCACAGAGCAAAGCATCATCGGATGGCTCATTCATTGGATCATTGTCCAATAAATGCCATTCATAGCAGCTCAAATCATTGTCATCATCTGGACACTGGATAGGATGGTCTTTTAAATCACTCATAATAGTTCCCCTTAGTTGAAGCTATATTTTATCACAACTAAGTAAGATAATCATACCTTTAGACACTATTTGCAACAACTAAATCAACATAACGTATAGGCTTTTAATCATGGCTAAAATGGGAAGGCCGACAAAATATAGCGACAAAATAGGGGAGTTAGTTTTTTCTCTAATGGATGATGGTTTATCTGTGGTTCAAGTTGCGCGAAAGCTTAATGTTTCAAGGTCAACAATTTATAAATGGGCTGAGGATAATTCAGAGTTTTCGGACACATTAACGCGCGCGCGAGAGGCTAG